GAGATTTTAAATCATTCTCAGGGTCAATAACTAAATTATTATCAATTAATGAATAAGCAGGATAACTATTATCGTTAACGTATAATGGAGTTCCATTTAAATCATAAATAAAATATTCAATATGATCAATAGTAGGATCAAAAGTATCAAATATATCTGTTGATATTATAAGACTAGTATCCTCTTGGGAATACTCTTGTAACTCAAAAGTTTGAGGATCTAATTGTGATATGTTAACTATTTCAGCCATTTATTATATTGTCTTTGTTATATCTACTATTTGTTGTTGTAAATCTAAGTTTTCTTGTCTTAATTGTGTTACCTCTTCTAATAATGATTGAACTAAATCATCATTTTGAGTTGTACCACCTATATATTCTGTACTCGTCGTAATAAGATACTGATGAGAATTTATATCTCCAAATTTAGGGATAATATAAAATAATTGTTGATAATAATCAAAAAATTGTTGTACACTAATATTATCAGCATTAGGTACTAAATTTTGATTTACATCAACAGATTGCAATAGTTGGGTAAAATTATTATCAATTACCTTATTGTACTGTGCTTTATTGTACTGTTGTTTTACTAATGTTATTTGATCTGCCATTATCCGTTTATTACTTTAAATGAATATTGATCATTATATACTATTGTAGAATTATTAATAGTTGTTTGAATTAATATAGTATAATATCTTTCAGGTTCTAAACCATTCATACGTAAATCAAAATAACTACTAGTTGAATCACAATTTAATTGTGTGAACTGAGAATCAAAAGGAATTACATATTCGTTTGTATCTAAATCTTTAATAGCATAGTATGATGCGGTAGGTAAAGCATAGTTTTGAGTATATACCGAAGCGGTTTGCCATACTTGAGCAGGATATTCTGGTCTACCATAAACTCTAAATCTATTAATACTTTCAGAATAAAAGAATCCTGGATTTTGTGCTAATGTTATAGTTGCTGGTAGTTGGCTTAATAATGGTAAACTTCCGGTATTATATGAATAGTCTCTCCAACTAAATTGAAGTTGAGGAGGATAAATTGTGTGAGTATCAATTGAGAAAAATTTTAACTCAGGTTGTACATTTATATTATTAACAAATTCAGATCCAGAAGATTGTTTTATTATTAAACCATCCCATGAAATAGAACCAGTATACCAAGCTCTAACTATATTAGTAATATCCATGTGGATATCTTTATCGCTAGAATAATTAAATACTTGAGATTGAGTTACAGCGTATGTATTATTTAAACGATTTTGATATAAAGAAGCAGTCCACCAATTACCACCACCGGCTGGTGAATAAGCTGTATTGTATGAAGCCGTAACATAAGATGGATAACCACTAGTTAACCATTGAACTGAACCGGAATAATCCTTCCATATCCAACTTGTACCATTAGTTACAGTAGGTTCATCTAAATAATGTCCGGTTCCCATTCCCCAGTCACCATAAACGGGGAAACATTCTAAAGTAGTATTTAGTGCTAAACCCGTAGCGGTTGCAACAAAACATTGTAATTCTGCTTTCCAAGGAAAAACAGATGCTGAATTTAATAATTGAGCTGAACTACTAATACCCATTATATTTTCTAGAACATAATCGATTTCATCAGGTGAAAATTGAATAAGAAATCTACTTGCTGCTGGGTTGGAGTTATTAGTAGAACTAATTTGTGTTTCGGTAGCTTCAATAATTTCATCTAATCCCGTATTCATATTAGGGAATAGAGAATAAATTGTAGCGTCTTTAGTGGGGAATATTTTATATACTGCCATTGTTTAATATTATAGTGGTACTACTTTTCCTTGAATGTCTTGGTTTGGATATTTAACTTCAAAAATAGATGGATCAAGTGAAGGATAAATTACATTTGCACTTGTTGCTGCTGAGATGTCATAAGCGTAAGGACTATATCCTATGCTTTCTCCAACTAAATTTGTTATTGAAATATTTTTTACTGTTTGTACTCCTGTTATTTTATCTAATAAGATATATAATTCTCTCAATACAATAGGTTGATTAATTGACCAGTTATCTATTGCAAAGTAAGCTTTAAGAGCATCTATACATTTAATTAAAATATCATTATTATTATAATCAGGCAATACTATTATTTCAAAATTTACCCCAATATTAACTATAAATCCATCTCTAATATTAACAGCATCTCCAATCATTCTATATTGAGATAGATATGTTGTTAAATTTTGTTTTAAGGCCATAGAAGCCGTTCTTAATGTCTTATCCGCGTTATAGCTTAAAACATATAAGTCCAACACAGAATTAGACTCTCCTGCGGACATACTAACGCGTTTAGATGGTTCTATATACGCTTTAGCTATAACACCATATTTAGCAGGCATTGAAAGTGTTCTGACTAGATAATCATCTTGAGTTACATTACGTAATTGGGAGGAAAAATTTGCAATCGCATTTTGTCTAATTTCTTCTACTGTATCTCCATCTCCTCCCCCATCGGCAGCAAATAAATTAGTACATGCTAATGAGGTAAATATTGTATTAGCTGTAGTGGCGTTTAAATTTGAATTTAAAAATGTAGCTGAAGTATTAATAGTATCAAGAGTATTTGCGGCTACATTAGCTGTAACTCCACCACCTGTTAAATATCTAACTGTTAAAGTTGTATTTGAAGGGGCAATACCATAAGTTCTTGTAAATAAGAAATTTGAAGGAGAATATGCTGTTGTTAATTTTGTTTGTTCAAAAGGTAATCCTATACCTACATTATTAGGATTAGGAGTAATACTTTCATCCACATCGTTTGATGTACCTGCACCAAATTGGATTTGTAATGTAGTTAAATCTATAAAACGTGTGGCATAACGACGTTGTTCTTTTTCTAATTTTAAAAGATAAGGAGCATTACCTTGATCATAATAATAATTAGGATCGTTTGGATTAGTATTTTTAAGTGGTTTATAAACCATTTCCTGACCTAAATAATCTACTTCATACCATGTATTTCCATCACTATCTACTATATCTAATATACCAATAATTTGAGGTGAGTTTATAGTTACTGTTGTAAATTGAACAGGAGCTCCAAAACTAAAAGTTGTTGTATTAATAGTTGAAGATATTGCTTTTCTATCTTTTTTAAGTAAAAAATAGGTTGGATTACCTGCAGAAGTAGAATATACTGTTACTTCAGTAGGATCTTGAGAAGATGATACTGTAAAATCTACAGGATCAGCTACTAAAAATGGAGAAACTCCAGTTAAAGATGAACCAATTGTTGTGTTTGCGGGTAAAAATAATGCATAATCATAATCCGGTATGTATGTTGATCCGGATAGTTTAGCTGGTAATTGTTGGTAAAAACTAATATCTGTAATTGCAACTTGAGTTACTGTTGGTTTGTAACCAAACATATATGCTAATTCAAATAAATTATTTGTTTGACGAGCATATTGTAAAAAGTTTTCTTGAAATTGATTATCAAGATAAAAAGATAAAACATCACCAACATAAGCTGCCATTTCCATAAACATCATACCTGGTGATGTTGGGCTAAAGTCATTATAGGTTGTAGGAAAATACGTTCTAGCATAGTCTACTAAACTTGCTCTTAATTCGGTAAAATCCTTATTGATATATTTTATATCTTTTTTAGTATTATTATTTGCCATTATTGAAATGATATTTGTAATTGATCAGATATTCCCGTATCTCTAACATTATATTTTAATTCTACAGTTATTTCATTATCATCCGGGTTTTGAAATATATTTAAGGATGCTACTATAACATTAGGAAAATAAAGAGATAATTGAGATTGAATATCTTCTTTTAAACCTTCTATATTTCCATTTGTTATTTGTTCAAAAATAAATGCTCTTAAATTTGCACCAAAATTAGGAGTTAAATATCTTTCTGTTTTGTTTGTTAAGAAAAAATTTAATAGATTATTTCTAATAGCATCTTTAGTAGTATAGGTTGATGTAAATACTGCGGGTGAATTAAAAGGAATAGAAACACCAACCGCGGTTCCAGGTTGGGTATCTATTGGAAATATTTTTTTAGCGCCGTATGCCATTATTTATTCATTAATCCCATAATTTGATCTAATCCTAGTTCACCTTCAGGTAGTTTACCATTGATTGAATCAACGGGTCCTTGAGGTCTAAAAGGAACATTATTCGTTGAAGCAGGAGTACCATGTTGCATTTCTTCAAGTATACCACTAAACATTGCTTTACGTTCAGATGCCGTTAATTGTTTAGGTTGTGATACGTGGGGTTGAGCATATGTGTTTTGAGGTACATATGATTCATTAACTACTGTTGCTTTTGGTGATTTAACTGCTTCTAGCAATATGTCACGCAATTCTTCTTGAATTGCTTCTTTTACTGCTTCTTTGATGAGTTTTTTAAATTTTGTTGTTTCCATCGTATTATAAATATTAAAATTAATAAGCTTTTAAATTATCTCTATCAATTATTAGTTTAAGTTCGTTGATTAATATTTGAGGTTCAAGAGTAAATGACAATTCTGTTGCTACAAGAATAATACCACTTTGATTTTTACCTACAGCTCTATAACGATTCACCGTTGGAGTATAAGGTACCGTTTCAATTTCAATTAAAAATCCATTATATGTTGTTTCATTAATCGTTTGATTAGCTAATGTTTGTTGTGCTGCTATTGAAACGATAGTATCGGAAAGTGGGGTTAATCCTGGAGATGATGAATCACTTGCTAAGTTAGGTACACATTGTTTTAGTTTAATGTCTAATGCTGATAATATTGCTACTATTTGTTGAATATATATGTTTATTATTGCTATAGGAATAGCTGCTGCTGCAATAGATGCTGCTATTTTAGGTATTCTAGCTTCACCAGTACTTGTAAATAATGCTTTACGAATTAAAGTTTCTAATTTTGGATATTTCGCTGTTAAAATTCCCGGAGGTACAGTAGGAGGAACAAATGCTTCTAAAACTGCTCCTACAACAATTTGAGCTGTTCCTAATACAGATAATATTATCGTAGTTATATCAATAAATCTAGATAAACCAGTAATAGCCTGGGTTAGTCTATTTAATTGGGTACCAATGGCATTTAATGATGTTACTAAACCATTTCGAGTAATAATAATTTTTTGAATAGTAGGACTATTTGGGTTAGGACAACCACTAGCAAATACTGTTTTTAATATAGGGGGTATTTGAGATGGAAGTTCGGCAAATGAAAAGGATCCAAAATTTGTTAATTGAGCACGTAAATTATCTTCAATTGCTTTTGTAGCTATAGGTATTGCTTCTTTTTTAGCTGTTAAAGCACCTATCTGCGGGTCTAATCCTTTAGTACCGCTTTTTCGTTTAGCATCTAAAGTATTAATTTGATCTTGTATTTTTTGTTGCTCTGCTTTTGCTTTTTCTTTTGCTTTTGATATTTCATTTTCTACTATTTCAGTAATAAATTGTCTAACCATATTGATAGCAATAGGTATAAGGGCAACTATAATTTTTTTACCTAAATTTGTTATAATAATACCTAATTTAGCTGTACCTTTAGGTTTGCTAGGATTAGCATTATTAATAGCCGTAATATCAACAGGTGTAATTTTTCGGATATTATCATTATTTATAGCTTCTTCTTTTGCACGTTGTGTTTCGGTTTCTTGAGGGGTTGGAGGAGGAGTAGGTGGAGATGGAGGTGTATATCCGGGTTTTGGAGTTATATTCCAATCATCAATAGTTTTTATATTTTGTAGTTTTCCTTGTGCTTTTAAATTATCAATTAAAGCTAATTTAGCTTCATCTAAAAGTATAGGTATACTAGCGGTTGATGATGGTTCTCCAGTATATATTAGTAATCCATCTTCATATATACGAATTTGTTTATTAAAACCCGATTTTATAGTATCATAAGTATAATTTGCCATTATGAAGTTTTAACGTATTTAGATTTAATATTTTCTAAATTTGATTCTAAATCATTTAATGTAGTTTTCATTTGAGATGCAGCAAAATTAAGAGGAACTAATCCTTCACCGGGAGCGGCACCCATAGTTGTACTAGCCGCTTCCATGAAGTCCTTTAGGTTCAATATTAATTTACTTAATAATTCAACGGTTAAATTACCTAATAAAACAGGTTGTGTTGCATCTTTAGAACCTAAATATATATTATTAGATTGTATTATAGTATTAGGAGCATCAATATTAACTGAGGTTAAAGCATTTAAATTTATTGTTTGTTTAGAACTTAATAAAATATGATCTTTTGTACTATTAAATACTAAACGACCCGAACTTAATATTATCTGATTTCCTGAATATTTGTTAGGTGTTATAGGTGTATCTGATTTATAACTGACATAACTTGTAGATGATGCGGTTAATGGTATTTGCTGGGTTGAAGTAGCATAAATAGAGGCTAAATCATTATTTATATCTTCTGTTATAGGAATCCAACCTTCAGTACTTGCCTTTATTGATTGTCCATTTCTCAAAATAATAATAGGATCACCATTATTACCAACAGTCGACCAATTATTTGGATTATTTTTTACGGTTGAACCCCATCTTATACTATTACCCCATCTACCTTCTTGTATAACATCACCTTCAAAAGGTAAAAGCGGATGAATATTACCACGTTCTTTAAAAGTAGCACCTAAAAAAACTTGTGTTGGATTATTTTGGGGTGTTACAACACTACCAGCTTGTGTTTCAATATATGATTTTTGTTGTGGGGGAGCAGGTTCATTACTATTAGAAGGATAAGCATTTTGATGAGGATGATTCCAAACAGATGTTACCCCCATATAATATGTTTGATCACCTGAAGATGAATTCCCTATTGTTTTATTAGGTAAATTTACTATAAAAACTATTTCATTTACTAATGGATAATTTTTTAAATTAGGATTTAAAGGATAAGCAATAGCATATCCTCCGGAAGTTGTTGTTTGTTGAGGATTTATAACACTATCATACTCAATTACTCCTAAAGCATTCCATCCACCTAATTCTTTAAAACGAGGATGAGATTCAGTTAATAAAATATTTTTTACACGTACTGGAGTAAGTGTAGGGTTCATTTGGGTTTTACCCAAATTACCTGTAGGTGTATTCATCTGCTGGTTGACAGCTTCCGGTCCAAATAGTTGTTGAGTGGCCATTATTTATTTTCTCCGTGTATTTTATCTATTTCAGCAAGTAATTGTGCTTTTTCTTCATCCGAGATACCAAATCCACCATCATCCGTTGATGTTGAATTTAAGGCACGTTGGATAATAGTGGCCATTTTGATAAGTTGCTCGTCATTTTTAACACTTATTTCTAAGTATTCTTTAATTAACGGCACTATCAAAGTGGCATCACCTATATCACTTATCAGTGGTTTTAACTCGTTTATTAGAGCAGATATTTGTTTATCTTTTTTCTTTTGATTATCATATATCTCTTCTAATATGCTGCTAAATGTTTTCTTGCCAAAAACTACGTTTTCTAATGAACTCATACGTTTTATTTTTGACTATAAATATTATAACTAAAAATTTGTATATCCGTGTTCTAAATAAAACACGTACTTTTTCTTAAATATATCGTATAACTGGTCTGCTATTTTAGTAATTTTAGGCGTTTTAACGTCTATCATTTCGCGAATGTATATATAAAGTGCTTTTTTATTAAATACATCTAAACTATCTCTTTTACGAAATACTTCTAAAATAGCATCGGCTACTTGAGCATCTGTTTCTTTAGGGAATAATTCAAATATATTATCGGTGCAATAATTAATATATTCGTCCATAAATTTAGATAAATTACTCTCAACAACACTTTTAGTATCATCTAATTGATATGAAAATTTCTCGTCTTCTTCAATTGAAGCTACTGGAGATGTTTCAACACGTTTTTTATAATTTTTCTGGTTAGATAAAATTAGGTAACGTTTAGCGATTGTACCAAAATAAGAAAATGCTTTAGCACCTTTACTTTGATCAAATAAGTGAATTTTAGAAAGTAAAAATGTAATTACTTCATGTTGTAAATCCTCAATATTATCTACCTCGGTATAATAAAACTTAAAGGTATGAATTATATTTTCGGTTAACTTAAAAAAAGCATAATGAATTTGTTCATTATATATTCTATTACGTTCTTCAAAATCAGTACTATGATTATATGCTACAATAGCATCTTCGGTATCCTTAGTAAAATACACATTGGAAGTTTTTTTCTTCCTTTTTCTTACTTCTACTTCCATTCTATAAATTCTTAACGTTAAATGTGTCTAATATTTCTTGTAATGCTTTTAATTGTTGGAAGAAAAATCCAACCTCATCATCACTTTCAAATGAACCTTTAGCGTCTACTTCTTTAAGTTTCTTGTGTGAATAATCAATAATTTCCGAAAATTTATTTAGGTAAGTCATATACCCTCTTAAAATGTCTTCTTGTTTCTCGTTCTTGCGGAGAAGGTTAAAGGTTGTGTAACTTAATACAACAACCAAAACCGATAAAATACAAACTAAAACTAGCATTTAAATATTGTTTAACAGGTTTTTTAATCCCTCTGATTTGATACTACCAAGTGCTTTTTGTTTTTGTGCACTTTGAGTTTTACCATTGGATTTGTTTCCCCCCAATATAAAATTTTTCTTTGGCTCCTCCAAGTTTTTTCCCTGGAATTTTGGAAGCCATTCTTTTTCAAATTCAATACGAGCAGCCATCAAGTCAGCCTGGTGTAATATGAATGGTAATGCTGTACGTGGTTTTTGTTCGGGAAGATAACCCATAAGATATTTCTTATTCCCTTCATCATATAAACCATCATGTGTTTGAATAGCAATCATTTCATTAAATGTGTACTGGATGTTATTGGAGTGTAAAAAGAATAAACTACGATCGGGAACCGAAGCGAATGGAATAGTGTTATTAAACATATAATCCTCACCTAGTTTATCTCTACGCCATTGGTCTGTTTGTGGGATATAAGCATCTTGATTTTCATCTCCCAATTTACCTAGGTCATGATTCAAAGCAGAGAATATTAATTCTTCAAACGTATAAGTACTAGTATCAGCACCCATATCATCCCATACTTTATGTAAGCGAACAGCACATTCCATTACTCGAACAACATGATCAACATACCCTCCAGGGAAAGCGTTGTGATATTCTTTCTTATGTGACGCAGGCATCATCATTAATCTATCTTGGTATTTTTCATAGAAAGCAACCAAATTGTCTTTACGTGGTGATGTGATGAATTGATCAATCATCAACATTAATTTTTCCCAATTTTCTTGGATTTGTTCAGCGGTAAGATTCATAACTTTTATTTTTTAAATTTATATTGATGTATTTATTTCATTAGCAGAACGTGGTTCGTGCTCAATATATCCTTTTACTTCATTTACAAGTTCTCTCATTTCCTCATGGACTTGAACATATTCTTCTAAAGAACCTTGTCGTCTTAAAATGAATTGTAATTTAGTTAGATTGCCTTCTATCTTTTCTAGTTTGCGTCTAATAATTTCTCGATTTAACATATGTTTGTTTATTTATTGTTTACCATTTACCCCCGGTTCCATCATCCCTCTCATCACTCATCTCTCATTCCCCCTTTTTCCCTTTAACCCCGTATTTAGAAGTTACGAAAGCTATCTTATACTTCCAAATTTTCTTCTCCAAAATCAAAAATCTTTTTTAGGTGGGAACATTTTTCATAATCTTCAACCGCAACAAAATAATTAATGGCCTGTTCCAATGCGTTGAATAAATAACTTCCATTTGCCCTGATTCGAACTGCGTTCTGATGATTTGGGTCTTTTAAATCTATCATTTTGATAAATTGCCATGCTCTGTTGAATACGAGTGCGTCACCTGATTCTTGTAATAATTCTGTACTGTATTCGGGATCATTTTTTCTAAAGAAAGTACTAAGTTGGCGTTTGAATACATCGTTATTTTTTATTAATTTTTCAAACATACCAACCCAAAACAACGGCTGCTCGTACAAGTTAATAACATATATTTCCTCGTCTTTGAAATCGCTTTTATCGTCAAATAAATTGAAGATTTTATTGATGTCCATGTATATAAATATATGCCGAACATAAAAAAACACCAACGTTTTCGTTGATGTTTCGTTTTAATAATAAAAATAGGTTCTTTGACGGGTTAATTTTTAGTTTTTAGTTAATTTTGTTTCTAATTTATCCAATCTTGAATCTGTATAGCTATAATTATCATCTATACGACGATTCATGTCTGTGACTAATTGATCTAATTGGCGATAAATTGCATCACATCGTTCATTGATTTCTTTGTATAAGAGTTCTTGTTGTGTTTCTAAATGCTTGACCTTTGATATCATACCAATTGTACTTACAGTAAGCCAAACCATAACCCCAACCACTATCGTAGCTAGAGCTCCTAAAATAAATATAATCATAATTTATTTCTCCTTTTTTATTTATATCAAAGAACCTAATTTTGGTGGAGCTGCTGGGGCTCGAACCCAGGTCCAAACAATAAGTCTAAATCAACTCATTCACAAGCTTAGCTTATTTTTCTAAATAAACAAAATATAGAGTTCTTATTTTGCCATTATTACTCTCAACTGTGGGAAGTTCACTTCTACCATTTAATGGATTTACAGGTAGTACCTCTAACGCTACCTTTTAATTCACATTCTATTTAAAGCCCCATGATGTGTACGGGAGAGACTAGGCAGCTACTGCGTAATCAGCACCAACGAAAGACATAACGTCTTCGAAAGTCATTGTAGATAATTCTACGTTTGCGTTTATTGTTTGATAGGTGTTTAAGGATTTCCAATCTAATCCTGCTTGCCTCATCTTTCTCTACTTCAATTGCTGTCAATACCAGTGCCAGCCCCATATTGTACAGGAGGTTGGGTTCGAACCAACACGGTTTAGTTGCCTATCAACCAACCTATTTTACTAGGTCACGTCTGCAAAGTAATACAGTAGCTACTATAATACATTCCGCCACTCCTGTTTTTGTAGTCAGACCTGGACTCGAACCAAAACAAACAGAACCAAAAACTGTTGTGCTACCATTACACCATCTGACTATCCGATCTACTTTTTAATTAGCGGCACCTTTACACGGCCGAAGATCTCTAATTGTGAAGTTTTTAAACTATTTTGTAGCTGTTGTATCTACTGTAGTTGCTGTACTATCAACGCTTACTGCAGTTGAATCTACTGCTGTGCTGTCTGTAGTTGGAGCAGTTGTGTTGTTGTTAGAACATGCTGTCATTGTCATTGTTGCGATTGCGATCGCTGCGATAATCATTTTTTTCATGATGTTTGTTTTTTTGTTTAAATAATTAAAAAGTTTAGTGTTACTATAAATATTAGTTATTCTCTAATTCGTCTATTTGTCTTTTTACATTTCTAATTTCGTCGGTAATCTTATCGTATTCAACAAGAACGTCGACACATGCTGGATTTAATGGATGGTATCTCCAAATTTCAGCTTGAATTTCTGATAAGAAGAAAATCTTATTGATTAAATCTTCTTGTGTTGGTTTATTATTTTCCATGTTTATGTTTTTATATATTTAAATCTACGACTATTTTTTTATATATCCAAATTTTTATAAATACTTTTTACCAATCTCTTCAATTACTTCTTTTGCTTCTTTTACACCAATACTAAAAAACTCTCTATTAGTACTAACGCGACATGAATCTAAATGTCTATGTATTTCGGCTTCTAAAAATTCACCTTCGTGACATTTGAAAGCATATTCCACTTTAAATGGTGTAGCAACGCCGGTAGCAGATGATATTTGATATGCGCGTTCTTCGGGTGTTTGCTTTGTATATCCAATCTTAACTACATCAGGCATGGATTCATTTGATAAAACGTAGATCCAATACTTACCTTCGCCTGAACTATTAATTCCTATTTTTTTTCTACCTGTATAATAAATAATATCATCCCATTTTCCATCTCCAGAAGGTACTAGTGTATAGTATTCGGCTGGATATCCCATTAAATCATCTTTGCAACTAATATAGTGTTGAGCTTCTTCAACTGTAAGTCTTTGTATGTTCATGATTTGAAAAATTGTGGGGCGGCGCTAACCGCCCCGATTTATTTAGTTAGCATATTCTAAAGCTAGATCGTATAATTTTTCGTTCAAAACCATATCTTGTTTGAAGTTCTTAATTTTACGAGCTTTACGGTTTTTAGTTCCGTAGGTGTAATTGAACATACCGTGAACCAATTTTTCTTGAACCACATTAAATACACTCCAAAGACTACTACCTTGATCTTCAGGGCGAGTTGGTGTTAATAAATCATTCCAATCGATTTTTACATTTTCGATTTCTTCTTCTGTAAAGCGACATTCAACAGCGCGTTTAGCAAAGTCTAAGGCCTGATCTTGTGCTAACTCTGTAGCTTTAAATTTATTCATTGACTCAACAGTTAAAGGTAATTTTTCAACCATCGCTTTAATTGTGTTTTGTAATGTTTCGAAATCATAACCATAGTGACGGATTTTCATATTCTCAAACTCTTGAGTAGATACTACTAAACCATTTTCACAAACCATACGGAACAAACCAGCAGTGAAAGTAAATGCATTTTTACCATCATGACTATTTGTTAATAATACTTGTGGGTAAACTGTGTCACCATCTGAACCATTAATAACGATGTCGTTGTTACGGAACACAATTAAGTGTTTTTGGAATCCAATTTGCTTACGAGCTTTAACCTCTTTAGCATCTACAACACCCCAACCTAAAGTTTGCATATCTTCTAAGATACGGTTTGTAGGAATGTGAGCATACTTCTCAGAAGTAGTTTCAGCACCAGTTGCTGTGAATACGCTAGGAGCGATTTTACGAATTTGTTCTTGACTTAAGAACTCTGAATTGTTTAAATTTAACATAGAACCTTGATTTTTTTGTGAATTAATTACTTATTTTTTGTGACGTAAATATACGACGGTATTTTTGCTTTTCCAAATTTCCTGTGCAGGATCTTTAATCTTCTACACAATTTTCAAATTCATATACGGCAAGTTCAGCATCTTCACGGCTTACCCAACCATCACCGTCCATATCAACGATATCTCCTACATAATAAAGGTCATCTATCTCACGTAACCATGTCTTGTTGATTTTTACTAAATTAAAATCCATATTTTTATCATTTTTTATTTACGTAAATATACGAAGGGGCTTTCGCCCCTCCAAATATTTTATACTAAGTCTTTAAACTATGCGTAAGCTTCAACTAATTCATATAAATCTTGATTAACTTTGATGTTTTCAAGTGGATTATTAACGCCACTTATAATTTTACCATCTGGGCCAACTAACATATTAGGTTTGATTAAATTTTCCTGTAATCTATTATATACGGACCATAAATCATCTCCTCTATCTTCATCACGATGAACATTAAGTAACTGGCTACGAACAGCCGAAGATGTGATGTTATCAAAACCACGAATTTTAGATGCGTTGTATAATAAATCTTTTAATTGACTAGATGTTAAAGTAGTATTTTTAAATGACTCAAATTTTTTAAACATAGGATGGATTTTATTTTCCAAATTA